TCTCTGTAAAAGATGTAGCATCTTGCTATTTAGATAGTTCAGATGATATTGTAATCGATTACATTGATGGTTCTCAAAGTAAAATTGCGTCAGGCTCGGCCTTAGTACAAGCAGACGTAGACACCGTATTCGGTGTTATTAAAAGTGCTCAACAAGAAAAATGGAGTCAAGTATTATACAGTATACCGGGATTGAGCCAAACGGTAAACGCCTTTACATTCACCTTTTAAATCTTAGAAATTATGAATAAATTTTTAGTAATTGGAAATTATGTATTTGGAGGCGATGTATTATACGTTGGATTAGTTACAAACAATATTGTTTTGAACTATCGTGACAAGCAAATAACTTTAGCAGGTTCAGGAAATATGACTGCCGCAGACAAAACGGCTATCGAATCTGCTCTTGTAACTGTTTGGGGACAAGGTTATACTGACGCAACTATTAACGTGACTCTAAGTCAAGCGATAACAACGATTTCATAAAAGTCGTTTTAGTCGATAATCTAAGAGGAGGTCAAGAAAAAATGACCTCCTTTTTTTTTACTTATCTTTGTGTAAAAGAATAACAATGATAAATTCTGTAAGAAATACAGTTTTAGCAATAATCAACAAAAACAATTACGGTTATTTATCACCTAATGATTTTAATTTATTTGCTAAACAAGCGCAACTAGATTTATTTGACGAATATTTTTTTCAATATAATCAGCAGATAAATGAGGAAAATGCAAGACTTTCTGGGACAGGTTATGCAGATATTAAAAAAGGTTATGAAGAAGTAATAGACACTTTTTCAGTAACAAGCAATCTAACACAAAATGCAGCAAACGTATATTTTCTGCCTACAGCTGCAACTACAGGATCAGATTATTATTTAATAAATGAAGTAAGATGCTCTTCAGGTGGAGTATTTAAAGGGATAGCTGAATTAGTTTCAAACAACAAAATAACATTACTAAACAACTCCAACCTTACAGCTCCAACTGTAAGCTTTCCAGCTTATACGCAAGAAGGTGGTTCAATTACTATTTACCCAAGTTCATTTAATGGCGTAACTGACATTGCCTCACAGTATATAAGATATCCTGTCGATCCAAAATGGACCTATAGAACAATCTCAAATGGTGAACCCGTTTTTGATCAGAGTCAGCCTGACTTTCAAGATTTTGAACTTCCCTTAGACGATGGAAATGATTTAGTTTCTAAAATATTACAATACGCTGGAATATCAATAAGAGAGGCAGATGTATTTAAATTTGGTCAAGTAGAGGAACAAACACAAAACCAAGAACAATAGTTATGTCGTATATAGATCAAAAAAAATATTATACAAATGATGGTGTTAATCCAACCAATTTAAACTGGGGGTCCTATCAATTTGTAACATTATCTGATATAGTCAATAATTTTTTATTAATGTACTCAGGAAACCATTCGATGATAAACAACGTCAATAGGTTTAAAATATTATTTCATGCTAAACGTGGTATTCAAGAATTAAACTACGACGCTTTTAAAGAAATAAAATCTTTGCAGCTGACTGTATATTCAGATTTGAGATTTGTTTTGCCTTCTGACTACGTAAACTGGATTAGAATATCTTTATTTAAAGATAATACCATTAGACCTCTTGTTGAAAACATTCAAGTACAATCAGCATTATCTTACGTCCAAACAGCAACTGCGGCGTTTACATACGACTCAGATGACAATGTAGAAACACAAACATCGAGTCTTGATACCGCACGTACAGATGGTTCGTTAAACTCAATATATCTAAATCAAGCTAATTTAGACCAACAAAACAACAATCTGCCTTACAATGAAGATTTTTATGACACAAATATAGGTGCTCGTTATGGTTTAAATACTGAGACTGCTAATATGAATCCAACTTTTACAATTGACAAAAAGGCTGGAGTTATAAACTTTAATTCAACCATGGCTAATGAGCAATGTATTTTAGAGTATATTTCGGACGGTATGGAGGGAGGCGACGATTCTTTAATAACGGTAAACAAATTGTTTGAAGAGTATATATATGCTTATATAAAGTATGCAATTTTAAATAGCAAGTTTGGAGTTCAAGAATACATAGTCAATAGAGCTAGAAAAGATAAAACTGCACTACTTCGTAACGCTAAAATACGCTTGAGTAATATTCATCCTGGCAGATTATTAATGAATCTAAGAGGAGAAAATAAGTGGTTGAAATAAAATGGCTAGAACACAACGGAATTTTATTGCAGGCCGTATGAATAAAAGCCTTGATGAAAGGCTTATACCAAATGGCGAATATGAAGACGCACTTAATGTTAGATTAGGTTCAACTGAGGCGTCTGAAATAGGATCTGTAGAAAATTCAAGAGGCAATTCAAGGCTTACGCAATTGTTTTTTCTTGATATACAAACATTAAGTTCAAAAGCACGTTGTATAGGAGCCTACGAAGATAGCCCTAACGAAACTATATATTGGTTTGTACACGACCCCGCATTTACATTATCAGATACTGGTAAATGTGATATGATTTGTTCTTTCAATACTACTACCACTAATGTAAATTATCATGTTGTCAGCACTGATGATGGCGGGGGTGTACTTACTACTTTAAATTTTAGCCCAACTAATTTAATAACAGCTGTAAATAGGGTAGGTAATTTTCTGTATTTTACTGATAATTTTAACCCGCCTAGGTTTATTAATGTACATAATAGTTACCCGGAGCCTTTGCTAAATGGTACACCCCCCAATAGCTCAACAGCATTGTTCAAGTTTAAAGCTCAAAAAATATTAGTCGGTCCCGATGAAATCGTTGGGTTTCACCAGGGGACTTTATCTGGATGCCCTACAAGTTTACCAGCTTTTGGGGTTGGCATTACACCAACGACCACACAAATCCCCTTACCCGGTGTTGATTGCTACACAGCCTCTACAACTGTTACTAAAGGATATGGTATTCAAGGTGCAAATACTGCTAACGGTCTGGCTTTAACACAGTTTTCTACAGATGTTAATTCTGGAGTTACCACCATAGGCTTAATTAACTCAAGTACATTATCCAACCCAGGGACCTCATCAATATCAGGGTCTATTAGTGGTGATGATGGTAATTCTGGAACATATACAGCAAACTACTCTGTATCAACCGCATACACGGATGGCAATGGAGATACTCAGCAACCTGAATCGAGTGGTACGGTAACACTAAATGGAATAACTTTAACAGAAAACGTAACATATACACTTACATAGATTATGGCTGCTTACATAGATCAATTTTCTGCTGAATCTTTACTGGTAATTAAAAAACCACCAGTAGCAGCGCCTACTATAGTTCCATTTAAAAATAGTTCTGACAATAACTTTTTGGAGGATAGGTTTGTGTGTTTTGCCTACAGATACCAATATGCGGATGGTGAGTTTTCAGCAACATCACAGTTTAGTAATGCTGCATTTACAGCAAAAGCATTTAAGTTTAGTGTTGATAGCTATCTTAATAACGGAATGTTAAACTCTTCAAATGCAGTAAACATCAGTTTTGATACCGGCGGCCCATTAGTAAAATCTATACAATTACTTTTTAAAGAGTTTGATGATGGTACAATTAAAGTTATTGAGACTTTGAACAAACTTGATTTAGGACTTGCTGATAATGATACATCAGTTTACACGTTTGACAATCAAAAAATATTCACTGTATTACCCGAAAATGAAATATTAAGATTATATGATAATGTACCACTTTTAGCCAAAGCTCAAACTTTAATGGGCAACCGACTTGTATATGGTAATTACATTGAGGGTTATAACCTAGTGGATCGATTTAATAATCCAATCCAGTTTAATTTTTCTACATCTCTTTTGTCTCAAGACATAGGTTTAACGACAATATCCGAAACAAAGACATTTGGTGGTTATGATTTAGGTGGTTATATAGCAATTCCAGATGCCACGATTTCAATAGAGCTTGATCCAACGGAGCTTGTGGCAGGTGCATCAATTAATATAGATGTTCAAATAGAGCATTACGCTTTTCAGGGTCAGACACCTTTCCCTACGGAAACTACAGTAAATACTCAGTTAGGATTTACTTATGTATTAACCAAGGCATATTCATCTGTGTATGAATTATCACAAAGTGCAGATTTTGTAGCTAAAATAGGATCATCTTCTAATATACAGCCTGTATCTACATCATGCGACGGTTCCACTTTTACTGACATATTTAATTGTGCAATACCAAATCAATTAGATTCTTATTTCAAGAAAGCAAGTGGTATTAGTGCAATAGATCAACCTATACTAGTTACCTCTGCGCCTAACAGTAATCTTATTGGGTTTCAGTTTCTGGCAATGCAGTTTGTAGATAATATAAATACACCCACACAAACATTCTATGAATACTACACAATAAACTTTGCAGACATACAGTTTACAAAAGTTTCAAATAATTTTTCTTTACATAGCAACCGAGGATATGAAATAGGTATTGTTTACATGGATGAGTTTAATAGGTCTTCAACTGCACTTGTAAGTCCTAATAATACAGTACATGTAAAATGTGGTTTAGCAGAGTTTAAAAATTCTATTCAAGTTACAATACCAGGTGGTGGTACCACCCCGCCACAAGTAGCTCCATATTGGGCAACACGGTTTAAGTTTGTTATTAAACCTGATAAAACAATTTACAATACTATTTATACAAATATTTACTTTGAGGATGATGATAGTAATTTTGTCTTCTTTTTGTTAGAGGGAGAGAATGCTAACAAAATAGAAGAGGGAGATAGATTGATAGTTAAATCAGATGCAAATGGTCCAACTCAAAACTGCACATTTACTACGGTATTAGAAAAAGGCAGTAAAGAGGCCGACTTTTTAATACTGCCTAATCCTCTTGATCCTACTAAAAATCTGCCTATACCAGCCGGTACTTACATGAAGCTTAACCCAAACAATTTTATTGTTAATAACGATCAAGATGCTGGGGGTAATTTTGTAACCTATCCAATGAGGACCGAAATAGCTAGACCAAGTGGAACTTATCCCTGCGTTAGTTTTCCAGTTACAGTACCGGATCCGGGTGGTAGTGGTCCAAGTGCTAATGTAAAGTATACTTTACCCGCAGGCACTAGAGTATTTTTTAACTATACACACAGAAGAAACGGAACTAGCGCAAGGACAGAGCAACATCTGTATGATTACCAAGCGGAAATAGTTGCATCTAATGATTATGCAGATTTTCAAGCATTTTTTGAAGGTGAAAACGTTATTGATAGACTAAACGGAGATGGGTTTTCTTGTAATGGTTTTCCAAGGAATGCTTGTAATGCTACTGATACTACAAACAGCTATGATAATTCGCTTTTTACATCCGCTGTAGATCCACTAACTGTTAGTAGCAGCAATGGCACATTTCCAAATTCACAAATCAGCACAGGTCAATTTACTAATTTTTGGAGATTTGCAAAAAACACTGCTACCGGTGAAGAGTTTCTAATGGCTACGGGAACTTTAAGTGCTGGTAATTCAAAAAACAGAAAATCTTTTGTTACATTACAAATTGAAGTAATAAGAGCAGAAACAAATATTGTTTTTGAATCTACACCTTTAGACGCATTACCTGATGTATGGTACGAAAATGATTTATCTTTTTCTATTGATGCTTTGGGGCAACACTCAGGAGATGTTCAGAGTCAATTAATTAATTTTCAAAACTCTATACAACCAATTACTCCGCAGGATGCAATAATCAACACTGGTTTTTCAAACTGTATAGCATTTGGAAATGGAGTTGAAAGTTTTAAGATAAGAGATTCGATTACTGGTAAAACAATAAACTTTGGAAACAGAGTTAGCACAACATCATCTCAAATATACAAAGAGGCTCATCGATTTGCTGATTTAACTTATAGCGGCGTATTTAACGATGAGTCGAACGTAAATAAATTAAATGAGTTCAACCTTGGGTTAGCTAATTTTAAGCCCTTAGAAGACCTCTATGGACCTATTGAGAGGCTTCACGCTAGGAGAACTGACATCCTTACTCTTCAGGAAGACAAAATTTCATATGTCTTACAAGGAAAGGATTTGTTAACAGACGCTAGTGGTGGTGGGGCTTTAACCTCAGTTCCTACAGTTTTAGGCCAACAAATTGCAAGAGATGAAGAGTTTGGTATTAGTAATAATCCTGAAAGTTTTGCTGTATATGGTGCTGATAAGTTTTTTGCGGATTCCAAAAGGGGCGCTGTATTAAGACTTAGGGGCGGAGAATCTGGTCCGGAAACATTATCAGTTATATCTGAAGCTGGAATGCGTTCGTGGTTCAGAGACTTTTTTATTGATACCATAGGTAATCAAAAACTTGGAGCCTACGATCCATACATGAATGAGTATGTATTGGCATCAAACGGTGAAACAATCCCAGGGTTTCAAAACTGTTTATTGTGTGGTGTTACAGAAAATGTTTTAGTTCGCCCAGGAGAAGAGACTATCTATTGTGTTAATGTAACACAAGAAGTAGGTACGGTACGAATTGACTATGTCATACCTAATGCAGAAGAAAGCGATATAATAACAGAAGCAAATACCCCAAGCGCTGGCACGGGTCTTCAAGAGGTTGTTACAGAACAGGGCTTAGAGCTAGTTACCGAGCGTACCAGTTCAGGGGTTGGTTATGTTATTGAGGTTATATATAATAATGTAAGATACACATCTGGAGTAGTGTACGTCAGTGGATTTATAGATATTGCTAAAAATAATGTTGACGCTACTGAAGTAACAATTATCGTAACCACAACCTCAATAACGCCAGATACGATACAAATTACAACATCGTGTCCAATCCAAAATATTTTGACAATTTATAACATAGCGCTTACAAGTAATAATGAGGCTGGACAGTTTATACACAATCAATATTCATGGACTGATTCAACTTTCTCATCGCCTCTACATTCTAATCAAATTACATTTTCATCAGATACAACTAATGATCCTATTGTTTCACAATTCTTACAAGTATCTGGACCAATAGGAGCAGGTATAATACCAAGTGAAGGCGCTAATATCAATATAATTAGCAATAAACTAGTCAATGATAATTATGTATTTGACGCAACTAAAAATAAGTTTAGATATTTAAGAACAGCAGAGGATTACGGAAACAACCCTACAGATATTTCATCAATAATGGCTCTTTCTAGCGAAGCAACACCTATTATTACTGAAGGAGATAAAAATTATGCTCAGTTTATAATGCCTAATATTGTAGGAAATAATTTATACTTAATATGGGATTATCGCAAACCAACATTAGCATTATTAAATTATGATACAACCTCAGCTAGAAATGCTTGTTGTGGAGCAGTGCCTGTGGGACCAGTGGTGCCATGTAATACAGGAACTAGTTTTAGTGGACAAGAGGCTTTCCCAGACGTGCAAGTCATTGAGTTAGGAGCAGCTACGGGTGTGGTTACAGTAACGTGTGAAGCATATGGAGTACCCGATAAGTTTGTTGTGGAGTTTGATGGTGTAGAGGTTATAAACACAGGATATCGAGGAAGTGTAGTTAGACAAGGCCAATTAAATACAGCTCTGGCAGCAAGAGGGCTCCCACCAGAAACAATTACATCACCTGGTTTTGTTGTTGCAACCTTTAATAAAACAACATCAACGACGACGGCAACTTTAAAGGTGTTTGCACCTTTATCTGGAACATCTTGGTCGTGTACTGTTTCATGTCCAGTATAAATAAATAGTTATGGCAGAAAAGTTTATAAAAAATAATTTGTCAATTGTTGTTACTTTTGTAGCAACAGTTTTTGCTGCCGGCGGTATATTTTCAGAATTTACTGCTCTAAAAGACGAAATAAATTTAGTACACGATAGACTAGATGAAAAAATAATACTAATTGATCGTATACAAAGTAGATTACTTAATATAGAAAAAAAATTAGAGTACGAGCGAGGATATCTAGAAGCTAGAAATAATAGCAAACAAAAATAAAGCTTATGGCAGTTGGGACATATTTTTTTGATACAGCAACTTTTGGGAATGCTCAAGCGGTGTACGCAGACGACACCTTACAGGTGCTTGCACCCGATGGTTTTTATTCTGACGATACTATAGTTAGAGAGCAACTTAACGGTAAGCTTCAAGTTGCCGAAACTTGTGACTGCTCTAGTCCAGCTCCTGTAGTTACAACAGCTGGTCCGCCCCCACCATCTCAACCTGTAGTTACAACTGTTGCACCTAACCCACCAGCTCCACCAGCTCCTGTAGTTACAACACCAGCAGGTTCTGCAGTACCCCCTCCAGGACCTCCAGTATCTGAGCCTGTAGCTGGCTTCTATTATAGATTAGTACCGTGTGCTCCTTGTAATACAACGGAGGTGAGATATATATTCGCATTGAGTGAGCCTACAAATAACCAAAGGTATTTAGAGCCACAAACTAATTGTTATTATACATACACACAAGACGCAAGCTATCCTCCTTTGGTGTCTGTTAACAATAATTTAATAATTACACCTACTGAATTACCAGGAGAAACTCAATGTCCACCAGTAGCAACAGGATTACCAACATTTAACTATATTGTTTCTAAATGTTCTACAAATGTCAAATCTATATTTACAACAACTGTAGAATACAATAATTTTGTGAGATTACAACAGACTGGCTCAACTGACACATATTTAGTCATAGGTAAAACTACAGACACAACACTGCACCCAACAATAACAGGGTTAGTATGCGTGGATGAGGATGGTAGATCACAAGACGATCCAAACTTTAGTGGATGTGCAAGAAATTGTCCTGACAATCAAACCTATTTCAAGTTAATTAGATGTAATGTTAACGTTGCTGGAGTACAAATAACCCTACAAACAGCAGAAACTTTACAAGCAAGTCCGTATGGATATAATACGGGAGATATTATATATGCCGAAAGCACTGGTAAATGTTATCGCATAGGAACAACAATATTAGGCACGCAGAATTTGCCTCAAATTAGTCTAAATGATTCTAGAAGAATGCAAAGCTGTTATGAATGTACTAATTTTGAAAGCCCTGAATCAGGACTAAATCAAGAAAATAGTATTATAAATTTTGATGACCGACCTTTTTAAATTAAATCAAATGAAATCAAATGGAATCTATATTTATTCAAATTGCGAGTTATCGCGACCCAGAGCTAATACCCACAATTGATGATTTATTAGCTAATGCAAGTAATCCAGATGCATTAACTATATGCATTGCACATCAGCACAGTAAAGATGATGAGTGGGATACACTAGAAAAGTATGCTGATGATGGAAGGTTTATTATTATTGACATACCCCACAATGAATCACTCGGAGCGTGTTGGGCAAGAAATCAAATACAACAACATTACAGTGGGGAAAAATACACGCTACAGCTAGATTCACATCACAGGTTTGTAAAGGGATGGGATACTATTTGTATTAATATGCTTGAAGATTTAAAATTAAAAGGACATGACAAGCCTTTACTTACAAGTTATATATCCTCCTATAACCCAAAAAACGATCCTGAAGATAGACAAAAAACGCCTTGGGGAATGTCGTTTGATAAATTTACGCCGGAAGGTATTGTTTTTTTTATTCCGCAACATATGGATAATAAAGTTGATGAGCCAATAAAAGCAAGGTTTTATTCTGCACATTTTGCTTTTACTATTGGAGAATTTTGTAAAGAAGTACAACACGATCCCAATATTTACTTTCATGGTGAAGAAATAACAATAGCAGTAAGAGCCTATACTTATGGATATGATCTATTTCATCCACATAAAATAATTGCTTGGCACGAATATACAAGAGAGGGAAGATCAAAACATTGGGATGATCATAAAAGTTGGACATATAAAAATGATTTAGCTCACGCAAGAACTAGACTTTTGTTGGGTATAGATGGATCTGCTTGCACACCTTGTAACGAAAAAAGTTTAAAGGGTTATAATCTTGGAACACATAGATCCTTAAAAGATTATGAGACATATGCGGGAATTAGATTTACCGATAGATCTATAACTGATGCTTGTTCTAACAACATTTTGCCTCCTGGATCTAGAGAAGATGCTTTCTTACCAAATTTTAAAAATATTTTTCGTTTTGATCCAAATCATTTTAAACACAAAGATTACAGGTTTGCTGCATTAATTCTTAAAGATGCTAAGGGATTTGAGGTGTATAGAAAAGATTACTACAATTTTAAGGATATGATTAATAATCCAATAATTGAAGTTAATGTAAATATTTCAACTCCAAAATACTGGATACTTTGGGCATATTCAGAAACGGCCGAGTGGGCAGAACGCTTGGATGGCGTAGTTTAAAAAATTAAAAAATAAAATCGTAATTTTGCTGACATGAGTGTACGACAATATTGCGGTCAACGTATAGAAAATCCTATTAATAATGGCGAATTTTATGAATCGTCTATAGGCAGATACTCAATAGGCGACAGAACTTCTGTTAGTATACCAGTTGGCCTTAGCTTTACAGTTCAAAACAGGCCGTTTATAAATGCTGAATTTGAAAGCGGGGCGGAACAGCCTGGTGAGCAAACAGGTCGAATACTTGCCATGGGAGTTGTTATTGACTCTAACGGTATTGAAGTAATTAGATTTTACCCTGAGTTTAAAGGGGCAATTGCTAACCTGAATGACACTAATGTTACTCTTTATAGTTCCACAGTTGGAGACACTTTGCCCGCGGGAGACTATGACATAATAACTTTTGAAATAGGTGATCCGGGTAATGTTGCTTATGGAAATGGACAAATATGTATTGTAGGCGAGGAGGTTGCAACAACTCCTCCTGTTCCAGTAGTTACATTTTTACCTACACCCGAACCACCAACGCCTGGTCCACCGACAGCAACTCCTGTTCCAGATCCAACGCCAACGCCTAGGCCAACAACTATTCCTGAAAATCCTGTGCCGAAGCCAATAGTTCCTTTAGGACCACAGTATACGTTAACATATAGTGATAAATCAAAAGGGTGGCCATCTTTTTATTCATACAATCCTGACTTTATGGTGGGTATGAATAATTTCTTTTATTCATTTAAAGGTGGAGATTTATATAGACATAACACTAACGAACTAAGGAATAATTATTATGGAGAGCAGTACAACTCTTCTTTAACCAGTGTTATTAATGAATTGCCAATCGTAACAAAACTGTTTAAAACAATAAACTTGCAGTCGGACGAACCATGGACAATAACATTAAGTACCGATATACAACGCGGTGGCTTTATTAGCAACGAATGGTTTGAATTAAAAGAAGGGTCATGGTATGCGGACATAAAAAATACCACCCAAACGCCTACAGTTATTTCAAATTTTGCTTCAAGATCAATTAATGGTATTGGTCGAAGCAGTGGATTTAGTGGATTAGCTTCAGCGCGACAGTTCGATTTTTTATCTAGTCCAACAATAGAAATAGGTTCAATAATAAGTGTGGGAGACTTTCTGTATTTCAATAATGAAGTTTCTAACACTCCACATCTAGCAGGACAAGTAACACAAGTAAATATAAATTTAAAAAACAATATCAATAATATTGTTATTGATGCTTCTATAAACGGAGCAGAGGATCCAACTATTGGAAACCCATATGTGTTGAGCGTAAAAAATAATACAGCTGAATCTTATGGTTTACTTGGACATTTCTGTAGATTCCAGATTGTCAACAAAGGGCCTTCACCAACTGAGCTCTTTGCAGTGCAGGCTGAGATCATGAAAAGCTATCCGTAAAATTAGTATCTTTGTTAGTGTATGGAATTTAATATTAGAAAACTAAATTCTTCAGATTATGACGATATATTAGTTGACTGGTGGAAAGACTGGGGATGGGAACCTCCTCAGAAAGATTTTTTGCCAGAAGACGGAGAAGGAGGGTTTTTAGTATTAGACGAAGACATTCCTGTATGTGCAGGATTTATTTATGTAACCAACTCACAAGTAGCGTGGGTTGATTGGATTATATCTAATAAAGAGTATAAAAATAAAGAGAACCGTAAAAAAGCTATTGATTTGTTAATTGAAAGCCTTACAAATGTATCTAAAAGGAATGGTAGTAAATACGCTTATGCTCTTATCAAACACAAAAATTTAATGGAAGTATATAAAAAACACGGCTATGCTGTAGGTGATCAGTATAATCAAGAAATGATAAAAGGATTTTAATATGGGATTAGCAACAGGATTAGCAATTGCTGGGCTGGCTGTAAGCGCCGCAGGTACAACCAAAAGTTTTGTAGACACTGGTAAACAAAGAAAAAAAATTGAGGCTGCTGAAAGGGAGGCTCAAAAAGCTATGCAGAAGGCTAAAAGTAGGCTTGATCAAAATGTTTATGAAGGTATAGGTATACAAAAGGAAAAGTTTGAACAAGAAAGAGAAAACCTTTTAAGCAGCTTGTCTACAATTGTACAGGCGGGCCAAGAGGGCGAAGAGCGAGGTGCACAAGCTACAGCCGGTAGAGCAGCACTATTTGGACAACAAGCTCAAGCACAAATTAGAATTGCACAAGGTCAAGAATTGCAAAGACTACAAGAATTAGCTGCAAAAGAAGATGCAAGAAATAGAGACGCTCTTGTAAATATAAACCTTGCTGAAGTAAGTGGACAGCAGCGAAGAGCTGCAGACGCAAGAGAAGCTGAGCAAGCCGCGAATATGGCAGCCGTCGGCGGATTAGTAAATCTAGGTACTCAGGCAATGAAGCTAGCGCCTTTATATGGTAAAGCTGATCCATCTGCTGTTATGGTTGATAATGAAATGGTTTCAAGAAGCTTGATTGATCAAGCGGGACGTGGAGTGTCTCCGTATAGGACAGCAAATTCAGGCAGTATTATTGATACCCAAACTATATTTACACCAGCTGTTTTTGAACCTGTTATGCCGGGTATCTACGGGAACTTCACACCCCCAGAAGTAGGTTCTACTTCTTTATCTAGTCAATACGACAGCGTAACAGGCAGACTTAAATAATTAATATGGCACTAGGATACGGGTACGTTAGGGATGCAAAGCCAATGCAAATAAATTGGCAAGAGGTTGGTAAGCAAATGACCGACAGCATCCAAGCTGAAATAACAGATCGTCAAAACAGAAAAGAC